TGCGGGCGATCTCGCGCTGGGCGCGCTCCTCGGCCTCACGGCGGGCGCGCTCCTCGGCCAGCTTCTGGTCCTGGTAGGCATTGATGCGGGCCTGCAAGATATCGGTGGCGCCGGCTGCGGCCTTGCGGTCGTTGCGGTTGCGGCGGCCGATGCGGTCGCGCATGCCGTTGAAGAAGGCGTCGACGGCGTTGCCGCCGCGCAGGTAGGGCTCCTTCTCCAGCTCACGCACGCTCTCGCAGCGGCTGTCGAGGTCGCGCAGACGCTTGATCAGCGCGCCCAGCATCAGGGCGTCGGCGTCGGAGGTGACCTCCTTCGGCATCTCGCGGGCTTCGGACAGCAGCTCGTCCAAGGTGTTGGTCAGGCCGACATACTCGGAGGCGATCCGGGTGGTGACGTCCTTGGCGTAATCCGGGCTCTCGTTGGAGCCGGGAACGGAGCGGGTGGTGAGGGGCTCGGTGATGGGCACTAGCGTTCTTCCTTTGCTTCCAGGGCGAGGTCGTGATCGCGCTCGTCGCGTTCCTTAATCTCGCGGGCGATGGCGGAAAGTCGGTCGATGTCGTAACCATCGACCCCGTACATGACGGGGACGTGCATCAGGCGCTGGGCGAGATCGCGCAGGTACTCGATCACGGGGAGTTCTTCGTCGTCCTCAGGAGGCTGTGGCATGTTAATTTTCCTCGGCTGATTTGCGGGCCTTCTTGGCGTCACGGACGTGCTTTTCCTCGTGCTGGGCGCGCGCGAGGGCATTGGTTGAGATGGTCTGGTTGCACTTCGGGCAGATGCAGCGGCCCGGCCCGTTCGGCCGGTAGCCCCAGCGGCGCCATTCCGGGATCTTGCTCATATCGTGATGATCCAGAAGAAGGCGAGGCAGACGGCGACGACGGTGTAGGAGGCGACCTCCAGACCGACGAGGTCGGCGTCTTCGAGCAGGGTGCGGAAACGGTTCATGTGATGCTCCCTGAGCCCTGATGGCTCAACAAGAGGTTTACTACAGGAATCGGCGCCCGGCCGCAAGCGGAAAAATCAACAACATGTTGACTGCGGGAATCGAGTGGCCTAGATTCGCGCCATGAGCAAACGTCCGAAAACCGATGAAGAGGGCCTCGCCCTCCTCCTGACCAAGACCACCAAGGCGGATATCGCCCGGCATCTTGGCATCAAAAAGCAGAACCTCACCCGGTGGAAAAAGGTGCCGCCACACTACGTGGCGCAATTGTCCGAGCTGACGGGCCTGCCGCGCGAGTATATCCTGCCCAGCGTGTTCGCGTAATCGGCCACCCGGTGCCCCAGCGGGGTGGTCTATGTGTGCCCGGCGGAATTGGTGATGCGTTCCGCCGGGCATTTTCCTGCCTCAACCCCAACCGGAGCGCCAGATGGCCAATCGGAACAAGAAGTCCCAATCCCAGATCGCCGACGAGATCCGCGAAAAAGCCAACAAGGCCGAGGCCCGTGCCGCCAAGGCGCCGAAGGCCGACACCGTCAAGGCCGATGCGACCAAATCTGACGCAGCCAGCGGCAAGCCGGACAAGCCAGCCAAGGCCGCCAAGAACGCCCCGCGCGTCAGCAATGATGACCAGGACCGCGCGCTGTTCCTGCAGGCACTGCCGAAGATCGCCGGGCTCAAGGCGGCGCTGAACACCGCCAACGCCAATTTGCGCAATGCCTACAAGCAGGCCAAGGCCGACGGCTTCGCCAAGGGCGACTTCGAAGAGGCGTTCCTGATGCAGGGCGCCGAGGGCGAGAAGGTCAAGAAGTCCGCGATCACCCGCTCGCTGCGCATCGCGCGCTGGCTCGGCATGGATCTCGGCGCCCAGCTCGACATGTTCGAACAGGATGCCCGCGTGCCCGCGGTCGACCGCTCGTATGAGGAGGGAAAGTCCCAGGCGATGCAAGGTCTTTCCCTCAAGTGCGACTACGCCCAAGAGACCGAGCAGTACCGGACCTTCGCCAAGGGCTGGCACGATGGCCAGGAGATCCTGTCGAAGGGCTTCAAGAAGCTCCACCCCGAGGTCGAGGCTGACGAAAGGTCCAAGCTGATCAAGAAGCAGGAGCGCGAGGCGGCCCAGGCCGAGGACGCCAAGGCGTTCGATGCTCCCGCCTCCGGCGTCGCCATGACGCGCGCGGAATTCGAGAAGCAGAAGCAGCAGCAGGGCAAGCCGAACTGACGTGACCGAACCCTTTGTCAGTATCACCTTGATGGGGCCGCCTTTGGGAAAAGGGCGGCCCCGTTTCACGACCATCGGCGGGTTCGCGCGCGCCTTCACGCCGAAGCAGACGCGCGACTATGAGAACGCGCTGAAGGAGGCCGGCATCGCCGCCATGAAGGGACGCCCGCACCTGGACGAGGCGGTGTCGGTGGTGATCCGCGCCTTCATGCCGATCCCGGACAGCTGGAGCCGCAAGAAGCGCGAGGCCGCGCTGGCGCACGAGATCATGCCGACCACCAAGCCAGATTACGAAAACATCTCCAAGATGATCGACGGGCTCAATTATCACCCGCCCCGCTTCAAGGGCGACCGCGAGCGGCGCCCGATCGTGTGGCGCGATGACAGCCAGATCGTCGCCGCCCAGTTCATCAAGGTCTACAGCGACCGGCCGCGGCTGGTGATCGACGTGTGGAGATGGGATGCAAATGGTTGAACAGTGGAAGCAAATCCCTGGATGGGAGGCTTTTGAAATTTCCGACATGGGCGGTGTTCGACGCGCCGGAAGCGGGAAACGTCTCAAAACTCACATCAACGACAAGGGCTATCCTACGGCGCACCTGCGCATGGATGGTCGAGAGAAGCAGCTCCCGGTACACGTCGCCATCTTGCTCGCGTTCGTCGGTCCAAAACCCACTCCGGAGCATCAAGGCGCTCATGGCGATGGCGTGCGGGCCAATAGTATCCTCTCGAACCTGAGATGGGCTACGCCCAAAGAAAATACAGCGGACATGAAGAAGCACGGCACGCAGACTGCTGGCGAGGCTCACCATACAGCGGTTTTTTCCGCTTCCGATCTCGCCCAGGTTTTCCCCCTGCACAAGGAGGGAAAGTCTTACAGCGAGATCGGGGCGATCATTGGGTGCTCGGCGGCGCACGTCAGGCATATTCTCAGGGGAGAACGGCGGCTCGATGCGCAAGAAGCACTCGCAAGCTAACCGAGGCTTGGATCTTTACGAGACCCCGGCCTGTGCTGTCGCTTCGCTCATCCAGCACGAAAAGCTTCCCCATGGGTTATGGGAATCGAGTTGCGGGAGGGGAGCTATAGCCGAAGTTTTGCTCGACGCCGGCCATGCCGTCTATTGCACCGACCTCGTCGATCGCGGCTACATCCATCAGGCCGCCACCGGCGACTTCCTGAAATCCACAGGATGTCCACATGGTGTAGATGGCATCGTAATGAATCCTCCTTACGCTTGGGCGGCCCTGCACGTTCGGCATGCTTTGCGGCTTTGTCCATACGTCGTCACGTTGTTGCCGCTCGCCTTTTTGGAGGCAGGAAACAGCAAGACCGAATCGGGCAGGGCGAGATTATTCTGCTTGGATCATGGGCATCTTGCTCGCGTGCTAGTGTTCCGCGAGCGCCTACCGTTCATGCACAGAGATGGATGGGCGGGGCCAAGAGCGTCCAGTAACACCCCGTTCGCGTGGTTCGTTTTCGACGGCGACCACCAGGGCGACGCGACCGTAAAAAGAATTTCGTGGAAGTCGGCCGCGCGAATCGTTGACGACGCTACCGTGGCGGGAGCATAACAAAAGTGAAGGGCCCCGGAGTCGCCAAAACTCCGGGGCCCTTAAACCAATCGTCGTGACCGATTGGGCAGTGCGCGGTTCAACATTTAGTGGCTAGCCACTGAACCGTCAACAAGCCCCGGTCCAAATGGAAGTGGGGCAAGTGAATATACAACCGCAAAAGTGGACGCCTGTCGCTCTGGACGTTGAGCAGTGCGTTCTTGGCAGCATCATGGTCAGTCCGGAGACGCTCGCGAAGGTCTCCGCAGTGCTCGAATCAGCGCACTTCTTCGATCCCATCCACGTTCAGATCTACGACATCATCACCACCCTGGCCGAGCACGGCAAGCTGGTCAGCGTCCTGACGGTGCCGTCGTTCCTGCCGCCGGTGATTCCCGGCACCAGCACCAAGTCCAAGGTCTACATGGCGCGGCTGGCCGCCGAATCAGTGCCGCCGGACATCGCGCTCGGCTACGCCAAGCACATCCGCGAGATGGCGATGCGGCGCCGGATCGGCGAGATCGCCACCCAGATGGCTCCTGACGCCGCTACGGACGCGAGCCAGTTGGCTTCCGAGGCGATCGAGGCCTTGGACACCGTCGTCGCCTCCAGCTCCTCCTGGGCCCTCCCAGCGGTCTCTATGGCCAACATCATGACGCGGTCGGTCGACAAGATCGCCGATGCCTACAAGAACGAGGGCCGAATCATCGGCATCCCGACCGGCTTGCGCGACCTCGACCACAAGCTCGGCGGCTTGCAGCGTGGCAATCTGGTGCTGCTCGCCGGGCGTCCCGGCATGGGCAAGTCGGCGATGCTGCTCAACCTGCTGCGGCAGTCCGCCAAGCGCGACTTCCGCTCGCTGGTGTTCTCCAAGGAGATGCCGGCCTCCGAGCTGGGCGAGCGCATGATCTCGGACTACATCTTCGATCTCCCGGTCACTCATGTGCCCTACAGCTATCTGCGCACCGGCACCTTCCACGAGAACATGTTCGAATACGTCCGCGAGGCCGCCATATCCAACGGCAAGCTGCCGATCGACGTCGAGGAGCAGTCTGGCCTGACGATGTCGCAGATCCTGACCCGCGCGCGGCGCTACAAGCGGCGTCACGGCCGGCTCGACATCCTGGCGATCGACCATCTCGGGCTGATCCAAGCCTCCGACCGCTACCGCGGCAACCGCGTCAACGAGATCGGCGAGATCACCGCCGCGGCCAAGGCAGCGGCCAAGGAGCTGGATTGCGTCGTGCTGTTGCTGTCGCAGCTGTCGCGCAAGGTCGAGGAGCGCGCCGACAAGCGTCCGATCCTGTCGGACCTGCGTGATTCGGGCTCGATCGAGCAGGACGCCGACACCGTGCTGTTTCTCTACCGGCCAACCTACTACCTCGACCAGTCGGAGCCGGAGCCCGCCACCGAGGCCCACATGCAGTGGGAGCGCGACAGCGAGGCGGCAAAAAACAAGTTGATCGCCATCATCGCCAAGCAGCGCATGGGCCCGACCGGCCACGTCGAGCTGTTCTGCGACATCGGCAACAACGCAATCCGCAATCTCGGACATCAGGGATATGGATCATGACCAAGGAAGTCTTCATTTGCCGCGCGCCGCGGAGAGCTGATAATTTCACCCACCTCCCGAACGAATTGCTGCAGTCGCGGGCGATCAGCCCGGAGTGTCTCGGCGTTCTCGTACACCTGCTGAGCCGCCCGCCGACATGGAAGGTGAAGCCGGAGGTGCTGGCCGAGCACTATGGCTGCAGCAAGGACCGCATCTATCGGATCCTCAAGGATCTGCAGTCGGCTGGATTTGTCGTGCGCCGATCGATGCGTGATGAGAAAAAGATAACACACTGGAAATACTGGGTTTTCGATGAGCCTCAGCTACTTACGGAAAATCCAGAAGTAGGTGCCGAGGATCTACTTCCGGGTTTTCCAGAAGAAGTAAATTCCGGAAACTGGAAAAACCCGACGCCTATAAAGGACAGAGATTCTAAGAAAGACAGAGATTCTCGTCCTGCCAAGCAGGACGCGCCATATTCGGAAGAGTTTGAGGCTCTCTGGCAGCAATACCCGAGAACCAGGAACACCTCGAAGAAGAAAGCTTGGGATCTCTACCGGATGCTGAACGAAGAGAACCAGCAGCGGGTCCGCGCCGCGGTGCCGGCGTTCGCCGCGGCGATGCGTGCCGAGGGCCGCCCCGAGGACAAGATCAAACACTTCCAGTTTTTCCTGTCGGAGCGGATCTACGAGACGGTGGCGCCGCCCGCGCCGGCCGCGGGCGCCCCCGCTGGGCCGGCCCGGCCGTTCTGGGAGACAGCAACCCGCAAAGACTGGGTCAGCGCTCTAACCCAATGGTCTTACAACTGGAACTGGAAAAAGATGTGGGGCCCCGAGCCCGAGAACCCGCTGCGGCCGAACCCCGCGGGCGCGCCAAAGCACCATGTGCCGCAGGACATTCTCGACCGTTTCGACCTGAAATACCGCGGCCATTTGTACTCGCACGAGGAGCTGGCGGCGATCAGGGCCAGGGTCGAGGCCGCGGAGGCGAGTAAACACGCAGTTGACAAAGAGCGCGCGGCGTGAGACAACGACACCCGTCGGCCCCCGATGATGTCGGGCCAACCGACCGCCGATTACGATAGGGTTAAGCTGGCGATAACATCCTACCCGCCTGCGGTCCAACTACCGGGCAACCGGACCAGAATCCGCAGGTGTTTGAGGCCGCCAGGGACTACATCTTCAACCGAGCCGATAGGGCTCAAGGAGCATCACTCATGAAGACCGGACGCACCCTCACCGAACTCGCCGCCGAGATCGAGCGCCGCGCCAACGGCAAGAAGGATCTGATCGTCGGCACCGGCGTGGTCCAGATGTTGACCCCGTCCTCCGGGCCTGACCTTCGCCCCACGCTGTCGATCGCGGGTGACCGCATGTTCGGCATCAACGACATCGCGCACGGCCAGATCGCCGGTCATACCGAGATCCCAAAGGCCTACTACGACCGCATGCTGAAGGACGAGCCGGGCCTGCTCGCAAACAACGTCAATACGTGGTTCCGCAAGTACCCGGTGCCGCGCATGGTCCGCACTCTCGACGGCAACGCCCGCGCCTTCCTGTCCGACAAGTTCTCGCCCGACATGGAGAACGAGGATCTGGCCGAGGCGGTGCTGCCGGTGCTGCTCGACATGAACCTCGCGATCATGTCCTGCGAGATCACCGACCGCCGGCTCTACATCAAGGCGGTCGACAAGAAGGTCGAGCGCGAGCTGGCGAAGACCGGCGCGCGGTTCGGCGACGGCGGCCACACCATCGTCCGCGTCACGAGCCCGGCGATCACGATCTCCAACTCCGAGGTCGGGATGGGCGCGCTGTCGATCCAGGGCGGCGTCTACGACCAGTTCTGCTCGAACCTCGCCTCGTTCGGCGAGCGCTCGATGCGGCGCTCCCACGTCGGCGCCCAGCACAAGGTGGCCGAGGGCGAGCTGTACGCGATGCTGTCGGACAAGTCGAAGCGTCTGAACAACGCCGCGCTGTGGTCGACGGTTCGCGACGTGGTCCGTGCCGTGTTCGATCGTGCCAAGTTCGACGCCCTGGTCGACAAGATCGAGGGCTCGCACGCGGACAAGATCGGCGGCGACGTGGTCAAGGTGGTGGAGATGTCGACCCGCAAGCTCGGCCTGCTCGAATCGGAGGGTAAGTCCGTGCTCAAGCACCTGATCGAGGGCGGCGACCTGTCCCGCTTCGGTCTCTACAACGCGGTCACTCGGATGTCGCAGGACATCGACAGCTACGACCGCGCCACCGAGCTGGAGCGCATCGGCGCCCAGGTCATCGAGTTGCCGAAGGCTGACTGGCAGGTTCTCGCCGAAGCGGCCTAGAGCGAACCCAGGGAGGGGCTGCCCCCAGCCCCCATCGCCCCTCCCTGGGCCCACATTGGAGCGACCATGGACGACGAGAAGCAAAAGCAGATGCTGTCCCTGTTCGCCGAGCTGCGGGCCGAGGAGCCGATGCTCGACGCCGAGACCCGGCGCAATGTCGACAATATCGACATTTTCGAAGCCATGATCCGGATCGCCTACGAGGGCGTCACCATGGTCGTTGCCGGCCACCACATCATGTTCATGCGCGAGGGAAAGTCGACCCCGGGCGAGGTCGCCAGCGCCGACACCCTGATATTCGACACGACTGTGGCTGAGAAGGTGTGGGGCGGGAACTACATGGCCTATCTGGCGCTGCTGGCGTGCGAGCCGATCGCGACCCGCGACAAGCTGCTGCGAGCGCTATTCACGAGGCGAGAACATGCCGTGGAACGTCTGGAGCGTGACTGAGGCCCGCTGGCTACTGATGCAGAGCGTCAAGTCGCGTAGCGCGGCGCAGGACGCCATCGACGCCTTCCTCAGTAAGGATAATCCGGGGCACGAGCTGGAGCCGCGAATCGTCCGCTCGTCCCTGGAGACCAATGGCACCGGCGGCCTGCCGTTCAAGCCGGATGCGATCTGGCGCATGGCGATGCGCGACTTTGAGGCGCGTGCCGGCAATGCCACCGCGGTGGTCGGGAAAATGAGACACTACCATTTCCACCGCGACCACGTCCGCAAGGCGGCGACCGCCAACGACATTTTGCGCGCGGCGATCGAAGATCCAGCCCGGGGCCGCGAATCGGGCAAGAAGCTGACGCGGCTACTTTATTCCGACGTCGAGAAATTGAAGGCGGCGCTGCAATGACGAGCCTGACCAGATGCCGGATGTGGGCGATCGAAAACGCCCTGATCCACAGCCTTGCTGGTGCCATCGAATCCCGCAACCCGAACCGGGAGGATTACGAGAAGGCGCTGCGCTGGGTGCAGGAGGAGATGGCCCGCCGCAGTAAGCGTGCCGTTGACAGGGGCCGGCGTCCGTGAGACAACACTCGGGCGAGCCATTGGGGCTCCGGAGAGCATCACATGACCACCTTCACCAAGAACCAGCGCGTCAAGTCCATCTCCGTCTGGAACGACACCGTCTGGTACGTCCGCGACGCCGTCGTCACCGCCTGCGGCAAGAAGCAGATGGCCCTGGCCGACGCCCACACCGGCAAGCCGATCGGCCGCACCTTCGACCCGGTCGAGCAGCAGCGCCTCAGCAATCACGGCGTCCACAGCATCGTCAAGGACTGCTCGATGGAAGAGGCCAAGGCGATCGCGCTGGCCCAGTCCGGCGCGCTGCGGGACGCCCTGATTGCCGCCAACGAGGCCTATCTCGCCCGCATGACGGAGCGCAATGATCAGTGGGGCATCGGCCGCGCCTCTGAGGAGCTGGCCAAGCTTGCAGTCGCTGTGCCCGCCGTCGCGACCCCCTACGAGCCCGGCCACGTCCACGGCCCGAAGCTTGGCGAGGTGATCGAGGCCTACAAGCCGCGCGCCCCCAAGGCCAAGCTGGTGGTTCGCCATGACGGCCAGATCGTCGGGCGCCGTCGCAGCGACCGGAGCTACACCCACGCCGTGGTGGTGTCCGGCCGGGACGGGGCCCATGTGCTGAGCTGGCACAGCAGCCGCAGGCTGGCCGCACAGGCCGCCTCGAAGACCGTGGCGCCGGTCCTTGGCATCGCCGACGTGGAGATCGCCTAATGGCCAAGTACACGCTCAGCAAATACTTCGGGCGTGGCGCCGGCCACGTCCTGCGCATGAAGAACAGCGCCGTGCTGCTGTTCAGCTGGAACGGTAATCCCGACGGCTCGGCCCGCTATGTCGAGCACGTCAAACGCTACGCCCGCAAGGGCAATGAATATCCCAGCCTCGCTGCGCTGCTGCGCGCGGTCGAGGCCGAGCATCAGGAGGGTTAAATGCAGTTACCCCAGATCAACATCAACGGCACCGAGCGGTCCGACCTGCTCGAAGACTACATGGGCGCCAGAAGGGCCCTGCAGCACGCTGTGGAGGCGCTGAGCGCGGCCTCGCCGCACGGGCGGGACTACCAGACCGCCGAGCCGGGCGCCTTCTACGCGGCTCAGCGCGAGCACGCCGACCGCATCCTCAGGGTGCGGCAGGTGATGGCCGAGATCGAGACCATTGCGGAGCATCTGGTATGAGCTACGTCCGCGTCCTGCCTCGGGACCTGTTCAACGAGGCGAACCTGCTGAAATGCCTGGGCCAGCTCTGGCTGCTGGTCGACGGCAAGGGACCGGCGGCGCAGTTCGACGTTGAGGCGGTCGAGGATGGGTTTTGGATCCAGCAGGATCCAAATGACGGCTCGATCTATGTCGCGAATCTGCCGTTCTCGATGGGTGGGCGCCGTGCCCACCTGTC